GAGTCTCTTCGGTTAATTTGATCTCAGGCTTAATATACTCTTCATTAATTACAATAGACTCATCTTCCGGTTTAATATAATCAACTAGTGACTTGATAAAGCCTAATGCAATAATAGGTAAGATTGCGCCAGAAACTAGTGAAAGAATCCTCTTTTGAAAAATGAGTTCCTCTTCGTTTAGTCCAAATAGTTCTATCCAACCTTGAAAGTCCTGTAGATTAGTATATGCATAGTAAGTATTTCCCATTGCTTGCATAAGGGTCAGCAGGATAAACAGGATCCAAACGATCCCTTTGTTCATTTTCTGTAGAGCAACGATTGAGGCCAATGAAGCAGCTGCTCCAACTTCAAACGCTATTGCCAAACTGATAGCTAGCCAGTTTGGATTTGACATACGGAAAAAGTCAATAACGTGAATTGTCGAAATAACTGATACTAATAAGTATAGAGTAACGAACGTTCCAATAATAAAGACCTTGACCGCTTTTGCTTGGTCAATTGGTTTTATCATTTCTTTTCGATTTTATTTTTGATGTCTGATAGACTGGTTCTTCCCTTGTCAACGTCTTCTTCATAAATTAGGAATTCAAACATTGTTTGCTGGGAAATATGCTTAACTTGCTCAGCATTAACTGGCCCGTTCTTAAGAAGAGAGTCCAATGTTTCTTGAGTAAGTTTTGCCTGTTTGTAAGCCTTTTCTGATTTTCTTGATGTGCTACATTGTTGAATAAAAAATAGAACACAGAAAATTAATAAAATGACGTTAAAGTTCTTTTCAATAAATTGTTTCATGATAGTTTGAAAAAATTTTTAATTATTTATCTGGAAATACAGATCTTTGATGTAATTGATTGCATCTAGTGCAACCTGATAGTTCACTACAGCTATTCCGAGTGAACTTAGCCATAGGATAACATGTATCCAATCGCTAACCGTTGATACTGGTCGGTATTTGACCCAAATTAAGTACGCGTAATATTCTTCGCTTTTGATTCGACGATAATCGGCAACGACTAATTCAAGAAGTCCATCTTTCATAAATACTTGATTCCTTTCGGCAATGGCTTCAGTTACACGGCTTCTCTCAAGAAGTTCAGTGTCGTTACCCGCAAGCAGCGTCTCAGGTAAAAGATTTATGACAAAGTAAACTCGTCTCAGCCAGTCATACCTCATATTTTTTTCAGCAAGCTCTCCGCGTGTGCCAAGCTCTTTGATCTTTTTTCGGTAGAACCGATAATTGATCACATCTTTTACGCAAGAAACTGCTTTATTAAAGACTGTAATTGGGCTTAATATTCTAAGTAGCCTCATATTATAAGAATTCTTTTAGTCGGTCCTTGAACTCTGGATTTACTTCTAGAACCTGTTCTCTTAACATTTTACGAGCTTTACGAATCTTAGTTTTGACAGTGTTGAGATTCATCTCATACTTTTCAGCCAAATCATTTCCACGCATGTGATTGATTTCCTTATCGATAAGTATCGATTTCTCTATACAATCTGGCATTGTCGTCATGATACGTAGAGTTTCTGAATACAGTGACTCCATGTAGAGTTCTCGGTCAAGAACAAAATTCGAGTCATCGGCTCGATCAATTTTGTGTTCAACGTCATCGATACAAACTGCAAATTGAGTTCGCATCTTATGTTGATGTAATAAAGATTCATTCTTTGCAATCGTATAGATCCAAGTAGTGAATCTGAAACTGTCACTATACTTTTCAATTCCTTTGAAAATCTTGAATAGCGTGTTGTGCAAAACTTCTTCAGTTGGTTCAGTTTCATTAAAGAACTTCCAAATGAAGTATTTTAGTTTGGGATACATGATCGAAGCCAGTCTGTTTCGATCTTTCTCTGTGTACTCCCCACTCTTGATTTTCTCAGCAAGAGCCTGCATTTCGTCGTTAAGCTGGCGGTTTAATTGGTCAAAAGCACTCATAGTTTGTAAATTTACCTAAGAAAAGCGTGATTGGGATTGGAATTTTTCCATTGTTCATATCTTTCGGTAATCTCAATCAGAATAGAGTTTCTTACAATGTCTGAGTCCACAAATTGGTGGATGCCGACTCCATTTGTTCCTTTAATTAGGTTAATGAAATCAGGCAGAGCTACTTGATTTTTTGCGATGTCGTATTGGCTAACGTCTCCACAAATAAGCATCTTTGAATCTTTCCCCAATCGAGTTAAGAAAAGCATCAATTGCTTAAAGTTAGCGTTCTGTGCCTCATCGAGAATCATAAATGTGTTATCAAAAGTTGCTCCTCTCATATAAGCCAATGGTCTGAATTCGATTACTCCGACCGCTTCAAGCCACGAGACTATCTGCGAATCATGAAGTAATTTTACCAAATTAGATCGATAACTTTCCATGTAAGGGTCAATTTTTTCCTTAACATCTCCAGGAAGGAATCCCAGCTTCTCACCAGATTCTTGGATTGGTTTCGACAAAATGATTTTGTCGATTGCTCCATCTAAATAAAGCCTTAATGCCGCATAGCAAGCAGTGAAGGTTTTACTCGTTCCAGCAGGTCCATACGCGAAGGAAATCGTGCTGTCGAGAATAGTGTTCAAATATGCCTTTTGACTTGGATTAAACGAAATGTGTCTTAAATCACTCGCATTTAGTTCCTTCTTTTGGGCAGTTGTCTTTTTAGGCGACTGTGTCGCTTGCTTCTTCGCTCTCGTCGTTGGCATCAGTATCTAAATTGTTATTTTTGATGTATTCTGCAAGGTCCTTGCATTTAGCACATTTTTCATAGTCTTCAATTGATTCAAAAAAGTCTTGAGCTTTTTTTAGAACCATCAACCATTCGCTTCTTTCAGCGAGCACGTCCAGCTTATCGCCTAGAACGAGCATGCCTTTTACGAAAAGGCGTGCAGATTTTTGCTCGATCGCAGTCTCTATCCCCAGTATTAGAGTATTGAAGACTCGGATCTTGTCGTTTGTTAAATCAAGTTTCATGTCCATTAAGCTGTCCCGTAGAATTGTCCTAATAATCTTTTATACTCAGAAATTCCTTCAGGATCTGTAATATTTTTTAGATTTGGAGTTCCGACCGCTGGAGTTGAGTTGAGATCTCTAAGTTCTCCATAGTCAAACTTTTGTTCAAGCTGCAAGTACGCCTGATCTAATATTTTTTCGTGAACCTCCTTGATGTATTCAGGCGGAAGTGTGTCCAATAATTCATTTGCAAGTTCCCAGAAATTCGGTGACTCGAAAAACGCTGAAGTATTAACGCAAGTAACAGCTAAGTCATCATTACCACTCTGGCTTCGATATGAACCGTTTGACGATTTACCGAAAGATCCAAGCTCATGAATCGTTTTGAATTCATTTGTGAGAATTCGATTTGTTCCAGCAATGTATTTGAATCGTTCGCAATACTTTGCTTTATTCGTCATGGTCAATTTTAGACCAGGTTTCCAGCCTTTGGCCGCTTCAGTGTGTCGTGAATGAATCACTTGACCTGGCCAGTACTCTTCAGTGTTTGTAATTTTGTCTAGTACGTATTCTCCCTTATGGTTTAGCTCAATCAAGAGTCTCACTCTTTCTGGATTGAATATTCGATAAGTTAAGTGTTCAAGCGTGTTGCAGAACTCATTAATGTCTTTCGTGTTTGTTCTGAACGTTGCAACTTGCACAAGACTAAAGACATCAGTCTCATCCTTAATAAATTGTCTGCTCTGCATGAGCATTTTGACAGGGCGAGCAACCATTTTGAAAACATTTATGACAGAGTAATCTTTTCCTACTCCATCTGCAGTATCGACTGAAAATATGTAGTAGTTGCCATCATTTCTGAGATCATCTGGTGTAGCGGTTGCCAAGTTGGGATGGCAACTATAGCCATCAAATAAGTCTCCATACTCGGGACTCTGGGTCCATTCTGGAATGACATAGTTTGTTCTCACATTAAACATTTTCTTGAGATCCTTAGACGCAAGCAAGAGTTTGTCAGACGAGAAGAATTGTAGTCCATATTCCTGGTTAAAATCTTCTTCGGAACCCAAGTTCGCAATCGTCATCTTCTTCCATTCATCATCACGGCCAGGAACCTGCCACCAGTCTACTCGTAAAGGAGTATAAGAGTTCTTGCCTTCGACTGCATCCATGTAGATCTCATAGAATCGGTTCATACCGTTAGGTGTCGAGGTTATGATGACCTTGGAATTCGTCATTGATGAGATGGTAGGATAGATTGCTCGATAGAAGAAGTCAAGGTATGCTGGATTGATATGCGCAAATTCGTCAATGTATAGTAAGTGAATCGTAAAACCGATACCAGTATTCTTTGTTGTAGTTCTACCAATCAAACGGCAACCATTATCGAACTTCATTGAGAGTACATTATTTGAAACGCAACCAGGTTTCAAGAAGAACGGTAAGTTTTCGAAGATTGATTTAATCTTATCAACGACCTCTTTTGTAGTTGATGCAACGTTCGCAACAGCAAGCACGTTTTTATCTGCATGGAAAGTAAGGAACCATGCAATGAATACACCAGACATAACGGTTTTACCGATCTGGCGTGATGCCATTAGGATATTGAAACGATTGGCTTTGAATGAACTGATAATCTCTTCTTGATAATCTCGAAGTCGGATAATATCGATTCCATTCTCTGTCATTACTTGACAGTATTTGTTCGCAAAATAAATCGGATCCGCTTTGCACCGATTAATTTCATCCATCTCCTCTGGAGTGTATTCGAATACGATGTTTGCCTTTTTCCAGGCAGGATCATTATCTTTGAATGGGGAGTTTTTAATTGTCTTGATGTCAATCAGTCCGTTCTCAAAATCGTCAAGCAATTTTTGAACTTTGACTGATGTCCATATAGAATTGCTACCAGCAGCTTCGTCTAAATTTGAAACTTTTGCTCGGCTAGCGCCTCCGCCATTTGTTATGAAATCTTTCATATTAAATCATTGATGTCGTCCGCTAGAGTGTCTTCATCTTCTTCGCTCTCGGCGTTGATGAGATCGTCCAATCCTCTCTCTTGCATTACTTGGATCTTTTTTGCTGGGTGAGTTAAGTGTCTAACTTCACTCTCTTCCAACTCAAGAGGTTCCACATCAATGGCTTTTACTAGGTTTTTTGTTCCAGCTGTCACAAAATACTCTCCAGACTTGGCAGTAGTACTTGTGCCAAGTTGCCCTTGGCCTTGTGTAGAAGATCCCTCTTTCGTTTCAACTTCTTGTTTTGCCTTTCTGTACGTATCTTCGAGGAATAGAAGATAGTTTGCCTGAGTTTTTACGACCGCTGATAATTTGTCTTGCAGCTGACCAAATACTTCAAATAGACGTGGATGAGCATTGCCTTGGTTGATCTCCTCTGCAATCTTCTCAATCGCCATCTTAATTGTATTGAGCTGAAAGAATATGTTTGAAATGTTGGCATTATCTAATGCCTGTTTGTGCTTAAAATATTCGTGTCTATCAATAACTCCAAGATCAACATAGAAGTCAAATAATGAAGTTGTGATAGCTTTTGCCTTCTCCTCAAATTTCTTGTTCATTTCGACAAAGTCGATCGGTGGAGCTGAATTAATTTCACTCAGCTGATCGTCCACGATATCGTCATGTTCGGAATTTGGATTACCGG